GGCGACGGAACAGCCAAACCACAAGGTGATGACATAGTACGAAGCAAGACTATCGCTAAGGTTACTTCTACTCATGTGTCACATACTTATGATGATGGTTCTTACATGGTACCTTGCGTACTGATGGCGTGTTGAGGTGCTTTATGCCAATTGTTAAAGCAAATGGTGGGTTTAAAATTGAAAACACACCCGGCATAAGCAAAACAAAGGAGCAGGCAGTAAAACGATTGCGTGCTATCAAGGCTAGTCAAAACCGTGAATCTCTACTAAAGGGTAGATAGTGGATAACCTAGAATTATTAAATGGTTTTGGCGGTAACGCATATGCCGGAAACGGTTTTGCGTCTGAGTCTTTGCCACAGTTTACGTTTGCTGATGTCATCTTTAATTTAGATGCCACGCTAGGCAACGTTACACTTTCATCAGACGTTACACTACCAGTAAGCACATTTGATTGTGCATCCACTCTTGATAGCATTGCACTATCGTCTAGTGTTTATGCGTATGCAACTGGTGATCTATCAGCAACCTTGTCAGACATTAGCTTTGTGTCTGATGTCTATGCGTATGCCGGACTAGATTTCTCTGTGACACTAAATAATGTCCAACTTGAATCATCTACGGTTGCATTTGCTGGACTCTCCTTAAACGAAACTCTTGATGCGTTAACATTAAGCAGCATAGGTTTGTCATTTTATAAGCCAAGCAAGGTACTGACTTATGCAGTAAATAGTGTGCCGTCATTTACTGTAGAGCATACGGTGCCAACGTTTTTTGTCATTAACAATCTTCCAACGTTTGAGGATGGGTGATGCTAGATATACGATACCAAGACGAAACGCCATGGCGATTTGAGCTTGGCGATTTTTTGGAGGATAGAGGCTTAACTGCTGATGACGTTACTGACATTATTATGTTGGTTAAAGATCAGCCTACTGATGACGACGCTGACGCAGTTATACAAAAGACAATGCTTGCTGGCGAAATCGCTCTTGTTGATGGCAATGTTGCAATAGTTCAAATTCAATCTTCTGATTATGGTACCCGGCTAGGAACATTTTTAATATACCTTGGCATAAAAGCTACAGGATATAGCAGTGTATGGCTAGAGGCCAAGCTAAAAGACAACAGAATTCAAGTTGTAAGAGATGGGATTAGGGCGTAACGTTATGGAACAAGAGTTATTTAATTGGTTAGTTGCTGGGATTAGTGGTCTGCTTGGTTTCTTTCTTCGCGTTATGTGGGGTGCAGTAAAGGACTTACAAGAAGCAGACGAGCATCTGGTTGAGAAAGTAAACCACATCGAGGTGCTTGTTGCTGGTAACTATGTTAATAAAGAAGAGTTCAATAGGTTTATGGAGCGACTCTACGCCAAGTTAGATTCTATTGAAAATAAATTAGACAGCAAGGTAGACAAGTAATGATTGCGGCGCTCATCCCTGCCTTGATGTCTATTGTGACAAAAGTGGTGGATAAAGCGGTTCCAGATACAAATGCTGCCGCCAAGTTAAAGGCAGAAATGTCTACAGCTATGCTTGCCGAAGGGCGTGCAGAGCTTGAAAGCGCTATGAAAATTGTCATGGCAGAAGCCAATGGCGAGTCTTGGTTGCAACGTAATTGGCGTCCCATTCTGATGCTTTGGTTTGCCGGTTTGGTCGGCGCACATTGGCTGGGGTTTACCCCTCCCAACCTGCCAACAGATGTTGTAAATAATCTGTTGGATATTGTGCAGGTCGGGGTGGGTGGATACATAGTTGGACGCAGCGCAGAAAAAACTGTTAAAGCGTGGAAAGAGTAACCAGGTCACGCTAGGAACAGCCATTCTTTTTTTGGCCCCCTGCTTGCGGTAGAAGGTTTAGTTACTAACACGCCGCTTTCTCTTAAAAAGTCTATTCCTTTCACAATGTCCGCTTTCTTATGCGGGCGACACTTGTTAATAATACGTCCAATAGTTTCTCCATGATCTTTTGACACACATGAAAGAATCTTGGCGTTGATAGCAGACCCCTCGTCATCAGCAGAGTTCGCCCAAGCCATCTTGAGCTTCCCGTCTAAGTCAGATTTAATTAAAGCGTAAGCCCATAAAACGTGTTCTTCTGTACGCAACCCAGAAGGCATACCCAGTATTGCAGATATTTTTGCAACCTGCTCGTAGCCGCGCCTTGGTATTGGGTGCATTCCTGTTGTTTCTTTGTGCTGCTCTGCCATCTCCCAAAATTCTTCAGCCACTCTAGCTAACAGGCTGATAGCCCCATCGGTAGATTGAATGGCCTCCTTGCTTCCCATGCGCTCAACACGTTCCATGTCGCCAGCATATCCAGGTGCGTATAAATTAATCAGCGATTGCCTTATGTTTTCTGGAACAGGTGCAGGCGTAACCTTTCTTGGTCTAGGGTTTCCGTCTAGCTCTTTGAAAATAATCGTTCTGCCCATGAATCCATTCATCACCATATCGCGCGTCATCAATGATTCAAAAACTTCTGGTGCCGTCAATCCAAAGATGGATAGGAATGGTGCCTCAATCCCCATATCCAAATTGCTCAATGATGCCAATACTCTGTTTAATCTTTTTGTTGATTTGTGTACATCTTCATTATTATCAATCTTCTTTTGCAGCTTGGCTGCTTCCAATCTCAACTGCTTTTCAATGTCATCTTTCAGGTCGCCTGTAATCAAAGCGAATCCGTTTGCCTGAGAATAAACAGACATCAATGTCCCAACAACGCCTTCAAGGTATGACGCCCCACCTTTCTTTTTCGCTGATGCAAGTCTGGCAATCTGTTCACCCAGTTCATCCATCACATAGAATGCAGCTTGGTGCCTTAACAGATTCCTGTAAATTTCCTGCTCTGACTTGATGCCGCCAACTACTGCCTTAGATAAACCGGCTGCCTGCAACAGTTTTTGATGAGAAGATAGAACAGCGTTCTTGCCGCTTGCTGAATCTGCAACGCCAAATGCAAACAAGTTTAACGATATGTTATCCACAGGCTCAAAGTATCTCATGCCGCCGCAGTCTGATACCGTCATCAACGCAGCTGCAACGCATAGGCTTCGCCTTGGGTAAACACACTGGCTGTCAATCCATGCTGCAACCTCACCAACAAAGCCCGGCGGTCTGCGCAAATCAATGAGCGAAGTATCAATGGACTCGTGCTCATCACAAATAAATTGCGCTGCGCTTTCAAACTCAACCGGCATTGAATACCCTCCTTTTTCCGCATAATGCAGCAGCGTCCCTAGTGTTACCGGATTGGTGGACTTACCAAAAGACTGCCAGCGGTGGTCTAAAACGTCGATTCCGGGATATGTTTCCCCGTCTTTACTCCACTCGTCCCAAAGATTTAAACCGGCGCCAGATGTTGAATGGTGGATGGCCATGCCTACTCTGTACCACGTCTCATGGTCGCAATCTGGGCTAATATGGCTCAACATCTCCGCAATGGTTTCGTCTGACACGTCAACCGGAGCGCCGTTAATTGATGCCCGATGCGACTCCGGCCTAAGCAGTAAATCAATCAATGCTTGTGGCGCTGGTTCTATGTCAGCAGGCCCGCCAACAACCGCCTCATACTTTGACCCACTCGCGTGCATGGACCCAGGCCCAACCACAAAGCCGCTAGATTTAAAGTCGATACCAGGGTAATCATCTACGTGTTGAAGCAATGAGACACCTGTAGGAATGGTAAAGTACAAATGCTTCGACCCCTTCCCGCTGCCGGTATTTACAATAAAGCCTGCCGCAGCAATTGCCGGTATCTTCTGGACTAGCTTTTCGTATGACTTAACGCCGCCATTCCTTGAATCTATATCTACAATAAACAATCCGTCAGATACCAGGACGCCGTAGCCTGTATCCAGCTGACCCATTTCCTGCATAGTCTCTATTTGTTCCTCAGACCAGTAAGGAGTATGTTGCCAATTAGATGCTATAGGATGCTTGTATAGAGCTTTGCAATTTGGGTTGCCGCAATTGCACTTCCCGTTTTCAGCGCCATTCAAGCCAAAGAATTTATGTCCAGCTTCCCAAAAATCATTGAACATCATTAGCGCAAGACTCCAGCCACACGGATAATTTCTCAATTGTTCTATATCGGGGTTCATGCGACGGGTCTTTTACTAGCCTATAAACAGTGTTGTAATGTACGCCCGATGCAGATGCCACCGCCTTTAAATTCATAAACTTCAGACGCCGCTTCACTTCATCAATGTTCATAATATATCCCTCAAAGGTTAAAAAAGTTGTTTTCTGTGTTGCAATCTTACTCTCAATAGGATTACAATTGCAACCGCGAAGAGAAAAAAACTAACCCAATGAGGTATTTTTATGTCTGTACTATCCACTGTAACAAAACCCAAAGACCGCGCTATTGTTGTCACGCTATGTGGCGACAGCGGCATGGGAAAAACCACACTTGCTGCAACCTTTCCAAACCCTATTGTTGTCCGGGCCGAAGATGGATTGCAGTCTATTCCTGAAGATGTACGACCCGATGCCTTTCCGCTTATTCATAAAGTTGATGATTTGTGGGAGCAATTGGCTGCACTGATTAAGGAGGAGCACGAATACCAGACGCTGATTATTGATAGTGTCACTGCGTTAGAAAGACTGTTCATCAATTACGTTATGGAGTCTGATTCAAAGAATCCGCGCAGTATCAATCAAGCACTAGGCGGTTATGGTGCTGGCCTTAGTGCCGTGTCCGCCCTGCATCAGCGAGTTAGAAAGGCTGCCGGTGTTCTTAATGAGCGCAAGAATATGCACATTGTATTTGTGGCTCATGCTGATACTGAAACCATTGAACTTCCAGACAGCGACCCTTACACACGCTACAGCTTGCGATTAAACAAACGCAGTGTTGCGCCGTATGTTGACGACTCTGATGTTGTTGGGTTTCTAAGATTGGAAACGTTCACAACTGGTGACGGTGAGCGCAAGAAAGCAATCAGCGATGGCACACGTGAGCTTATCACATACGCCACTGCATCTAATGTCAGCAAAAACCGCTACGGCATAACCGACCCACTCAAAGTGGAGCTAGGTCAAAACCCTTTGAAATCCTTTATCAAATCACTTGAGGTATAAGCAATGACTAATTTCTGGGAACTTTCAGATTCACAAACAGCGCAATCAACTGGAACTTTTGAGAGTGGCGGCGGCTCTATGGAGCCAATCCCAAATAACACGGACGTTATTGCTGCGGCTGATGAAATCAAATGGGACGAGTACAAGGGCGACCATTACATTTCTGTCCGCTGGTCTGTGTTGCAACCGGCAGAATATAAAAACCGTAAAATCTTTCAGAAGATTCGGGTTGAAGATGAAGACCCGAAAAAACAAGACAAGGCAAAACTTATGCTGGCGGCAATAGACAAAAACGCTGGCGGAGCACTTGCTGAGGCTGGTGTTAAGCCGACCAATGAAGGTCTGACCCGCGCCATTGTTAACAAGCCGATGATTCTTAAACTTATGGTTTGGGAAATCGACAAAGACGACGGGACAAAAGCAAACGGTAACTGGGTTTGCGCTGTTAGCCCAAAGCAAAAGGCGCAGACAGCGGCAGTAACCGTTGACGTCAATGCAGACACACCTTTTTAACAACCATGGGCGGCTATGCCGCCCTTTTTTTTGAGGTTTTTCCAATGGAACAAAGAACAAATGAATGGTTTGCCGCCCGCAAAGGTCGGGTGACTG